TGAAAATGTTGTTAGAAAAACAAATAAGAATGTTTTAATAATAACCCCATTAGCTGTTAGTTATCAAACTAAATTAGAAGCCGACAAATTTCAAATAGATGTTCGGCGATCCAAAAATCATGTTCATAAAGGAATTACAATAACTAATTATGAACAATTGAAAAATTTCAATCCAAATGATTTTATAGGGGTTGTTGCTGATGAATCTTCAATTTTGAAAAACTTCGATGGGAAAACTCGTAAAAACATAACTAAATTTTTCAAAACCATTCAATACAGATTATTATGCTCAGCTACCCCAGCTCCCAATGATTATACAGAATTAGGAACAACTGCAGAAGCCCTTGGAGTAATAAAATATAATCAAATGTTATCTATGTTTTTTTCACATAAAGGTAAAACTACAAGTCAATGGGTGTTAAAAGGACACGCCCAAAAACGATTTTGGCAGTGGGTATCTAATTGGGCTTTGGCTATTCGCCATCCACATGATCTTGGATTTTCAGATGGTTCTTTTACATTACCAAAATTACATATTAAACAACACAGAATCAAAACAAATAGAAAACATCAAGGATTCTTTCTTTCTGACGTCATTGGATTAAAAGCACATCGAAAAGAGACACGGGAAACAATACAAGCACGAGCAGAAAAAGTAGCTGAATTAGCCACACACACAAAAGGCCCCTTTTTAATATGGTGCCATTTGAATGATGAAGCATCTGCTATCCAAAAATTGATACCAGATAGTATTAATGTGCAAGGGAATGACAAATCAAAAGAGAAAGAAGAAAAATTAATTGGATTTAGCAAAGGCCATTTCCAAGTTCTTATTACAAAACCCCGTATAGGGGGTTTTGGTATGAACTGGCAACATTGTTCTACTATGTCATACTTTCCTTCTTACTCATACGAACAATTCTATCAATGTGTCCGACGATGTTACCGATTCCAACAAAAACAACAAGTCACATGTCATATCGTACAAAGTGAACGTGAAAATAAAATTGCTAATATAATGATGGAGAAAGAACGACAAGCCAACAAAATGTATCAAAACATCATTCATGAAATAAAAGAATACCAACAAACAAGTAAACCGAACCATTCAAATATTATAATGGACACATCGGATATGGAGATTCCTTCATGGATAAACATCAAAATATAATTACAGATAATTATGCTTTATACTTAGGTGATTGTTGTCAAATTATGCCTAAAATCCCAAATGAATCTATACATTATTCTATCTTTTCACCCCCATTTAGTTCGTTGTACTCATATACTGACAATCCGGCAGATATGAGCAATAATAAAAACTATCATCAATTCTTTCAACATTTTGATTTTTTAATTGAACAATTAATGCGTGTTATGATTCCCGGACGTATTGTTAGTGTCCATTGTATGGATTTACCTAGTTTCAAAAAAGATGGAGATCCTATTGGTCTTGTAGATTTTCCAGGTGACATTATACAACATTTTCAAAAAATTGGTTTTATTTTTCATAGTCGTCATTGTATCTGGAAAGATCCATTAATTGCGGCTGTACGTACAAAATCAATTGGTCTTGCACATAAGCAGATTATAAAAGACTCTTCAATGTGTCGAACAGGAATTCCAGATTATATTATTAGTTTTCGTAAACCGGGGGAAAACCCTAAGCCTATAGAACATCCTAATGGATTTAGTACATATTTTGGTTCCCGATCCATTCCAAATTCATTATATCGTCAATTTAGTAAACATACAGGGGAACAACGCAAAAATAAATTAAGTCATTGGATATGGCAACAATATGCTTCCCCCGTTTGGTTTGATATACGACAAACCAAAATATTAAAACACAAAATGGCAAAAGCACAAAAAGATGAAAAACATATATGTCCATTACAATTAGATACAATTGAACGTTGCATTGCCCTTTGGTCTGGTAAAGATGATGTTGTGTTGTCTCCTTTTATGGGCATTGGCTCTGAAATATATGTAGCTATAAAGAATAATCGAAAGGGGATAGGAATTGAATTAAAAACATCTTATTTCAAACAAGCAATACGTAATTTGAAACATGTTGAAAAACAAAAACAACGACAAACATTAAAGGATTAGACAAACATGGAACTATATAAGAAATATCGACCCAAATCATTCAAACGAGTGATCGGTCAAAACCTTAGCCATCTCCAAAAAATGATGGAGGAGGGGCACGTCCCATCCTTCCTCTTTTTCAGCGGTCCTAGTGGTTGTGGTAAAACAACGATAGCCCGTATTGTCGCTAGGCAATTAGGATGTAGCTCGTCGGATTTCTATGAAATCAATGCTGCTGAAAAAACAGGCATTGACGGTGTTCGTGAAATCAAAAGCATGCTACATCGATCTACATCACTCAGTGGAACTGTGCGTGTCTATTTGATAGATGAATGTCATAAATTGTCTTCCGCCGCTCAATCGGCTCTACTCAAAATGTTGGAGGATACCCCCAAAGGTTCCTACTTCATGTTGGCTACTACCGAACCCGGTAAACTTATTAGCACTATCCGAACTAGGGGTACTGAAGTCCGTGTTAAATCCCTTACTGATGCGGATACCTCGAAACTCTTGAAGGTTGTCAGTTCACGAGAATCTTTTAAGTTATCGAACGCCGTAGCAACTAAGATCACAGAGCATGCTAACGGTTCGGCTAGAAAAGCATTGGTATTGCTAGATCAAGTTTACTTGTTAAAAACGGAGGAAGAACAACTAAACGCGGTCACTTGTGTGCCTGAAGAAGAAACCGCTTTCAAAATTGCTCAGATGCTAATGAGGCCCTCTACTAAATGGAAAACGATAGCCGACTTTTTGAAACGAGATGAGATCAAAAAAGGAGGAAATATAGAAGGCATACGCCACCTCATCTTGTCCTACGCTTCAACTGTTTGTCTTTCAAGTGGTGGTGGTCCTCATGTTTCCAGAGCATATCTCATTATGGATACCTTCCGTGAACCGTTTTTCCATATAGGATTTCCTGGTTTGGTGATGGGGTGTTATGAAGTGGTTGCTGGAGTAGACTGATACGTATAATAAGGGAAAGGAGATATAATGAGTAAACGACGTATGCAAAAACAAAAAAATGATATCGACTCATTTGTTCATTTCGACAAGAATCGATTGGATGTAGAATGGGAAAGGCAGCCCGTTTTATTCCATGAATACGCTACGAGACTAGCGTATGCCAAGGAAGCTCGTGACGAACTGTATACGGCTATGAAAGCTATGTATGCAACTACCTACGCCACTGTAAGACAAAAGCCTCACCTTTTCGGCTTGTCGGATAAACCAACTGAAGCAATGGTGGCCAACGCTATTTTAACTGATGATGAATATAAGGACGCTCAAGAGGCCCATAGAAAGGCCCAGTTACAAGTAGACCTATTACAAGCAGCTGTCGATGCCCTGAACCAACGTTGTCGAGCCCTAAAGATGGCTGTGAAATTATTCGGAATGGACTACTATAGTAAACCAAAAGCAAAAGGAGTGGACCAAGACACTATCGAAAAAGTGCAAGACGCTGGAATAAAAGAACGTTCACGTAAACGTGCAGAAAGAAAAGCAAAACGAAAGGAAAAGGAAAATGGCTAGACGTAAAAGCAAAGACAAGAAACGTAAGAGAGCATCAGTGCGGGATGCCGCCCGTAAGAACCAAGAGCGTGGAGCACTATCCCACATCAATACTCCCCAGGACATGGAATTGATCCGCGTCAAGGGTCAACTCTCCCGTTGGGTGATTCTTCCTTTTATTGCTGGTAAGGGAAACCCCCACGCCGATGAAGGTTGTGAACACTACAATCGAACATACTACACCCACAACGCTATCGGTATCAATCGGGAAACCGTGGTATGTCCTCGCAAGTCCATAGGGGCCAAATGTCCTATCTGTGAGATGCGAGATAAGCTGGCCGAAGATTGGTCCAACAACGAACGAGAAGTCAAAGCCCTGAAAGTCCGCAAACGCCAACTCTTCCTCGTGGTAGATTTGAAGGATACGGATAAGGGGGCTCAGCTATTCGAATATAGTTGGCATCTCTTTGGGAAACGTCTGGAAGCTGAAATCCTTAACGCCGAAGACGATGAAGTAGAAGCCTACGAAAACTTCTATGATCCGGAAGATGGAATGATGTTGAAGGTTTCCTGGGAAGAGAAATCTCTGGAAAAGAATATCTTCTATGAAGCCGACTCCATTGGTTTCAAATCCCGTCCGTCAGTAGACTCCGATTTGTTTGAAGATACTCCGTGCCTGGATGACCTTCTTCTCATTAAGGATTACGATGAGTTGAAGAAGATGCTCCTGGAAATGGACGACGAAGATGCGGAAGAAGAAGATGATGATAAGCCCATAGAAAACAAAAAGAAGAAAGACAAGAAGAAAAAAGAGGAGGAAGACGAAGATGATGATGATGATGGTGTGGAGAAAGAAGAAGATGACGATGACAACTGGGATGACGACGACGATGATGACGACGAAGACGACGATGAGGAACCCGTAGAAAAGAAGAAAGGCAAAAAGAAGAACAAGAAGAAAAAAGAGGAGGAAGAGGAAGACGATGATGATGACGACGAAGA